CTTTCAACTTTATTTCCCTGGATTAAACCAGTTGAGAAAGAGTTTAAAGAATATGTCTTAAGACCCAGAGTGGAATATCAAAACTCCAGCGGCGAACGATTAGAGACAAGATATAGAGTAGGCTCACCTATGGGTATTTATACCTCATGGGCAAGTTTTGCTTTATGTCATCATCTAATTGTAAGGTTAGCTGGATACCGAAAGCGTATAAGAACCAAGGACAGGTATCTAATCATTGGTGATGACATAGTCATCTCTGATGATAGATTAGCAACGTCTTACAAAGACTTGTTAAGAAGTCTCGAGATCGAATTCAAAGAATCCGATTCATTTGTCTCAACACAAGACAAATCCATTGCTGAATTCGCTAAACGCTTATTCATTAACGGTCGAGAAATCTCACCTCTCCCTTTACGCCTACTTGAAGACAACCTCGCTAGCGAGGCTGGATTCTTAGTAAGGTGTAATGAAATTGGACACCAACTTTCGTTTGATCCTATCCTGTACCCCGGAGTTTCTAACAGAGTAGAAACCCTCTTACTCTGTTCGTATACATTCCGAAAGGTTCAGAATGCGATTCCAGTTAAATCAGCTCCTTTAGAAAGGATAACTGATGAATACTTGGCAAGTTCAATCAAAGATTGACTTGGAACTGAGCTTGGTAATGCACGTGACATATGATTTAATAGGAAATCTCCGAGTAAAATCAGAGAAGACGTAATAAACATATTCATCCGTCATCTTTATGGTCAGGAATTCCATAAAGAATGAATGTTTCGGATCCAGAATAAATGTGCCTCACACTTCGACAACTATATGCTTAAATACGTTTCAAAAGAAACAGAAAAGCAGATAGAAGAATATAACAAATTTCAATGAGAAATGCTAAGCATATCTATTGATAAATTGAGATATTGGTCGTCATGATCTAAATGTTTAGATGATGATGAACTTCGATATATGAGGGATATTATAGATATAACTTCTCATCAAAATTTGTTGGACGATAAAGTCGCTTCAAATTTAAATGATTTTGCTGACGTCATGGATGTAGCAGCCAAACGGCCGGTACAACCAACTGCAAAGATTTACTCTTTAAGAGAATCTAGGCGTGATGTTATCAAATTAGGTTTTATCATAACCTGCCTACAGAAGAAAGGAACGTTTCCTCTTCCCAGAGGAGACTTCGAGTTTCTTCAGAATATCTTCTTTCAACCTAATGAAAGGAAGATAAAATAAGCTGGAAATCTGGAAGACCCAATCACTGGTGGTGTTACAGCCAGTAACGGGATCTCTGACTTAGACTCGAAACTGTTTTAGGTAAACAGCTCGATCTTGTCTGGTCACGGGGCGTAGCGCGAAG